ATGGTAAAATACATTCTTGTCAAACTGCAATGAATGCAGCAGAAGAAGTATTTGAAAAACACACAGGCAAGACATTAGATTGCCACAAAGAGGCAACACCATTTGCTTTTGCAGGCCCTGATGAGTTTAAACATGATCCAAGTATTGATATTCTAACGAAGTATAAAAGATACATTGCATCTAAACCTTGGGTATGCGATAATTATCTTAGGAAACCTGATCGTAAACCTGATTGGTTATGAGTGATTTTATTTGGGTTGAGAAGTATCGACCTAAAACAATTGATGAATGTATTTTACCTGACGGTATCAAGAAAACCTTTCAAGATTTTCTTCAAGCAGGTGAGATACCAAATATGTTGCTATCAGGCCCACCGGGAATTGGTAAGACAACAGTTGCAAAAGCATTATGCAATCAACTTGGAGCAGACTACTATGTTATTAATGGATCGGATGAAGGACGTTTTCTTGACACTGTTCGGACAAACGCAAAGAACTTCGCATCTACCGTCTCTCTTACAAGCGAGTCGAAACATAAAGTCATCATCATCGATGAAGCAGACAATACCACTTCCGATGTACAACTCCTTCTCAGAGCGTCTATTGAGGAGTTCTCCAAAAACTGCAGGTTTATTTTTACCTGTAACTACAAAAACAAAATTATCGACCCTTTACATTCTAGGTGTTCTGTTGTTGACTTCTCAGTTAATAAAAAAGACAAACCAACAATAGCAGCACAATTCTTTGCTAGAATAAATCATATTCTCGACAAAGAAAATATTAAGAGTGATAAGAAGGTCGTTGCTGAGTTAATCAGCAAACACTTTCCTGATTGGAGGAGAGTTCTTAATGAGTGTCAAAGATACTCGGTCGGAGGTGAAATAGACTCTGGCATACTAGCGTCCTTTTCTGATGTTTCAATAAATGATCTCACCAAGAATCTCAAAGAGAAAAACTTTTCTGAAGTCCGTAAGTGGGTTAATACCAACTTGGATAATGATACTACTTTGCTTTTTCGTCGTATCTATGATAGTTTATATGAAACCTTGGTCGTTAGTTCTATTCCTGCTGCTGTTCTTGTTCTGGCTAAATACCAGTACCAAGTAGCATTTGTAGCAGATCAAGAAATTAACCTACTTGCTTGTTTAACCGAAATTATGGTGGAGTGTGAATTCAAATGACTGTAAAACTAATTCGTATGTGGTCTGGCGAAGATGTAATCGCTGACATTACAAAAGAGGACACTGATTCAATAACAATCACTGATCCGATTGTGGCAGTACCGTCACAAAAACAAGGACAAATTGCATTTGCTCCTTGGTCTCCTTTACTTCAAAAAGATAAACTTGAAGTGACTAAAAAGTATGTCGTCTATATGGCAAATCCTCAAGAGGAGATTATCGAACAATATAATTCTATGTTTGGTAAGTTATCAACACCAACTAAGAAGTTAATATTATGAACTGTTGGCATTGTAATACTGAACTTATCTGGGGTGGTGATCATGACCTTGACATAGATATGACTCCAGAGTATAGTATAGTGACTAATTTAACATGTCCTCAATGTAAATCATATGTTGAGGTTTATTATCCGCGTGAAGATCAAAATGACTAAATCAACATTTACAAAAAGAAAAGCACAAATGAAATCGTCAAGTTATTACTTATTCTGGGGTATCGCAACAGTTGCAGTTGTTGCAGGTCAAGTCTATGTTGGCACTGGATATCGTCAGATGGCAAAATCAATGAATAGATGGTTTGAAGAAACTATTGATATTATTACTATGCCAAGAAGAAATAGTGGAGGATATATGCCAATGCAAGAAAAGATAGACCCTGATGATTACATCATTTGGGAAGAAATTAAATGATACCACATGCCACATATCCACCAGAGTATACAACTGTCATTTCTATTGCTATAATGATGATAGCACTCACTGGTTATGGAATCTATAAAGGATTCTTTGCTAATGATGATTTGACAGACCCTTGGGATGACCATGACGATTAAACAGATTGATGAAGATAAGGCAGCATGGGCAGCAGATCAATTCATTGATTACTTTAAGAACTTCACAAATCTTGAAGAGTATCTTCGTCATGTAAAAAAATCTGTTATAGTTAAATCAAATCTTTTAGATGATCCAAAAGATTATTTTCTAAATCAGGATATTCATCCAAATGATATGGAGTTTGATATCCGTCTTGTTGGTGATCGTTTTCAGAATGGCATACCACAAGATTACTATCGAAATCTTCTTAAGTCCGTATCATCTCATAATAATGAAGATAATATTCCCGGTCGTGAATTACGACTCATGGTGTATGAAAGAAATACAAATAAGATAGTTGGATTTATTCGTCTGCAATCACCCTTAATAAATTCAAAACCTAGAAATGAATGGTTAGGAAAAGCACCTGATCTAAAAATATTTAATCGTCATGCTGTAATGGGATTTGCAATTGTTCCATCTCAACCATTTGGATATAATTATCTTGGTGGTAAACTTTTAGCATTGATATGTGTATCGCATCATATTCGAGAAAAACTAAATGATATCTTTGAAAAAGATATTGCATTATTTGAAACTACTTCTTTATATGGATCTAGCAGTTCAGCATCACAGTATGATGGACTCAAACCTTTTATGAGATTTAAGGGTTTGACTGATAGTAAATTTATTCCAGTTCTATACAAAGAAGCATTTCATAATCTACATGATAAGTTTACAGAGTGGAATAATAATGAACCATTAACTGAGAATCGTGCATCTTCTAAGAAACTTAAAAGACAAAGAAGAATGATATCAATTATTAAAAATAGTCTTCAAGATACTGAAAAGTTAAATGAGTTTAATAGTGTAATTGATATGGCATTTAATCTTACTGAAAAGAAAAGATTTTATATATCTGACTATGGATATGGAAATGTTCGTGAAGTTATATCTGGTGAGCAAGATAAATTAGTTCGTGGTCAGAACTGGGATAAGTTTTATCTTGAGAATATAATGACATGGTGGAAGAAAAAAGCATCTAAAAGATATGATAAGTTGAAGGCAGAAGGTCGATTTAGAGATAAGGTAGAACTCTGGACAGAGGATGATGACATACAAATCATCAGATAATAAATACTTAAAAACTGTTGGAAGGGATGAAGACATTTAAGGAGTTTTTAGACGAGAGTAGTCTTGCTCGAATAAAAAGTAAATCTGATAAAGGTGGTATTGCTACAATGTCGGCATCCAGAGCAGATAAGTCTGCAAAGGAAAATCGTGCAAGAGCAAAACAATTAGACAAAGATATTCGTGGTAGAGGTTTAGGTGGTGCCACGAAAGTAACTGGTTCATATATGGAGAAAGATAAAGAGACTGGTAAAGAAAAGAAAGTCAAAGAAAGAAGTCATGTTGTTTCATCTGGTAAGATGGGTAAGAGAAAGTTTAAGAAAACTGTAAAAGCACTTGGTAAAAAGTATGGTCAGGACTCTGTGTTGACACAAACGAAAAAAACTGGTACACTATCAGCAACAAGAAAAGGTGGACTTGGCAAAGCAAAAAATGTTAAATTAGGTAAATTTAAACCACAGGGTAAAAACCCAGAAGGTCAATCACAAATCAAAGGAAAAACTTTTACATACGGATAATGACAACACCACTTTACGATGACTCTAATTGGAGATCAGAATATATTGACATCAAATCTCGTCAACTATCTTCAAGGCAAGTTCAATTATTAGAATCAGGAGCAGATAGTCTAGCTTCAAGTTGGTTCTTACAGGCAATGTATAATGACTGGAAAAAAATTAAAGGATATAATAAATTAGATCCAAAAGAAAATGAGGGTCAATTGCAATCTACATTATCAGATTTCTTCAAAAGTCAAAAAGATCAAGGTATTTAATGGCAGAATTTATTTCAAGACATATCGGTATTACCGAAACAGAACAGACTCAAATGCTAGAGGATTTGGGTCTTTCTAGTTTAGATGAACTTGTCAGACAAATAGTTCCAGATTCTATATTATTGAGAGGAGATTATAAACTACCTGATGGGTGTAGTGAACAAGAGGCACTTACTGAATTAAAAGAAATAGCGAGTCAGAATAAAGTTAAAAGATCATTAATTGGTCAAGGATATTATAGTACAATTACACCACCAGTCATACAGAGAAATGTATTTGAAAACCCTGCATGGTATACATCGTATACACCATATCAGGCAGAGATATCTCAAGGAAGATTAGAAGCATTATTTAATTTTCAAACATTAATTACAGAACTCACTGGACTACCTGTTGCCAATGCATCATTATTAGATGAAGGAACTGCAGCAGCAGAGGCAATGATACTTGCTTACAATAATTCTAAAAATAAAAATATTTTCTTAGTTGACAGTGAAGTATTTCCTCAAACATTAAAAGTATTAGAAACCAGAGCAAAACCATTAGGAATTGAAATCAAATTAGTTGATTGGTATAATCTTACAGATCTTGAAGAATTTGATAATGCTTTTGGACTAGTGGTTCAGTTACCAAATAATAAAGGTGGTCTTCGTGATCCAAGTGCATTTCTTCGCATTGCAAGTGTTTATAAGTGTATGAAGATTGCAATCGTAGATCCATTATGTCAGGTTCTTATGCAACCTGTAGGAGATATGGGATTTGATATTGCAGTTGGTAGTATGCAAAGGTTTGGTATACCGATGGGATATGGTGGGCCTCATGCAGCATTCTTTGCAATCAGTGAAAAATATAAGAGAAAGATTCCCGGACGAATTGTAGGACAGTCGGTAGATAGTCAAGGTAGTAAAGCATTACGGTTAGCATTACAAACAAGGGAACAACACATAAGACGAGACAAAGCAACGTCCAATATATGCACTGCCCAAGCACTACTTGCAAATATGGCAGGTTTTTATGCTGCCTACCACGGTTCGGAAGGTCTGAAAAAAATAGCAACCAGAGTATTAAAATATAGACAAACCCTACAAAAGGCATTAGCATGGTGTGGAATAGAGGTTGATGAGTCTGAAGGATTTGATACTGTTCGATTTAAAAGTTTCCTTGCATTAGAAGGATTTAATGTTCGTTATGAAGATGGTTATACTTTGATTACATTAGATGAATGTACCACACTTGAAGAATTAAAACAACTTGTAGATTCTCAACTGGACATGACGAATAGATTTGATACTATCGATCATGTAATCGATTCAATTGGAGATTATCATTGGTTAGGTATACCAGAGAGAACTAAACCTTGGTTGACTCAAGAAGTATTTAACAAGTATCATAGCGAAACAAATATGATGAGATATATTAATGAGTTAGTTTCAAAAGATTTCTCGTTAGTAAATGGTATGATGCCACTTGGAAGTTGTACCATGAAATTAAATGCAGCAGCAGAACTCATGCCAGTATCATGGCCAGAGTTCGCAAACATACATCCATTTGCACCAGCATCTCAAGCAATTGGTTATGATATTATTATTAAAGAATTGAAAGGATGGTTATGTGAGATCACAGGATTTGATTCCATATCATTACAACCAAATGCTGGATCACAAGGTGAGTATGCAGGACTGTTAGCGATACAAGATTATCACAGAAGTAACGGTGATGATAAAAGAAATGTATGTTTGATACCTGAAAGTGCACATGGAACTAATCCTGCAAGTGCAGTCATGGCGGGCATGAAGATTGTTCCAGTCAAGTGTGATGAGAGTGGGAATATTGATTTAAAAGATTTGGAAAAGAAAGCAATCATGAATACATTTGAACTCTCATGTATTATGATTACATATCCATCGACTCATGGTGTCTTTGAACCGACTATAAAAGATATCTGTAGAATTGTACATGAAAATGGTGGTCAGGTATATCTTGATGGTGCAAATTTAAATGCACAAGTTGGACTTGCAAAACCATGTGATTATGGTGCCGATGTATGTCATCTTAATTTACATAAAACATTTTGTATTCCTCATGGTGGTGGAGGCCCCGGAGTTGGCCCGATTGGTGTTGCAAAACATTTAACACCTTTTGTAACTCATCGTGTATCATCAGCAGAGTATGGAAGTGCAAGTATATTACCAATTAGTTGGATGTATATTCGTATGATGGGTGGTGATGGTTTACGCAAGGCAAGTGAGATTTCATTATTATCAGCAAACTGGTTAGCACATCAAATTGATCCATACTTTAAAGTTTTATATCGAGGAGAGAATGATCGAATTGCACATGAGTGTATATTTGATTGTCGTAATTTTCCTGTGACAGCAGAGGATATTGCAAAGAGATTGATGGACTATGGTTTTCATGCTCCTACATTATCATGGCCAGTTGCAAACACAATGATGGTTGAACCAACTGAAAGTGAATCATTAGATGAACTCAAAAGATTTGCGAAAGCAATGGAGATGATCCGAAGAGAAATATTTACAATACCTGAGATAGTCAAAAATTCTCCACATACTGCAAGGGTTGTAAGTTCGACAGAATGGGTGTATAATTATACAAGAGAACAA